GTCAGGCCGCTCTGTGTGGTCCGCATTTCAGGATCAGCAGCGAAGCGGCCCTGAAATGTGCAATTATTCAGCATCGGCGGCCTCCTGCCTGACGTTGCAAAATGCGTTCCGCAGCTCCTGCACGAAAGTGCCAGTGTTGTAAGCATCACCGTTGGCGCTCTTCTGGTAGATGATGGCGAGCTCGGTCTGTGCCCGAAGCAAGTCCTTGTACTCCTCAACAGAAATGGAAATCATCGGGATAGGGTTGCTCGAAACAATTACGTTTCCCATAGTTGGTTCCTTTCTTCTCGCATGATGCGGACCACCTTGCGGCACTGGTCCACATCGAACATTCCAATATGCGTAAATTCAATCGGGGTGCCCATCTTCTCG